GCCGATTTCGCCATCCTTGGTAGCGATGATGGTGCGCAGGGTGTCGGCTTCGCTGGTAGAGTGGACAGACAGCGGCTTGTTGCGGTCTGTGTCGTAGTAGCATGGGGCGTGCTCAATACCCAATTTTTCGTTTGTCATGTTATTCTCACTGGTAATTTTCAGAAATACATCAGCGCCAGAATGGCCAACAGTGTCAAGTGGTACAGCAATTCGATCTTCGCGGCCCGGCTCATGCGGCATTGCGCAGCGCGCGCGCCCGGTGCTTGTGGCGCTCGAGACGGCCAAGAATCGCCGCGGCATCGGCCTCGTCCTGCCGGCGCTGCATGCCAATCGCGTCGAGATGGGCCTGGTGGTGGCGGATCACGTAGATGCAGTGGTGGTAGCGGATCGCCCGGTCAAGGCGCGCCAGCAGTTGGCGCAGGCGCTTCATGGCTTGACCTCGCCGCCGACGACCGCATCGTCCTCGATCACATCGTTACCGCACCAGCCGCACGCCTCGCGGCCCCGGCACGCCTGCGGGCAGTCGTCCTCGGCAATCTCGACCAGGGCGGCAATGAAGCCGTCGAACCAGCCCCGCAGCGCGCTCAGAACGCGGCGCATGGCATATTCTCCACAGCACAGATAATCAGGAAGCACACCAGCAGCCCGACGGCCGCCATCCGTTCGCTCATGTTCATCGCCATCCCCAGTTGAATTATTGAGATTCAATTATCTGTCAGTGGTTCGATTATTGTCAACAGATTTATTCGTGGTATCGAACGCTCTGTGCATATCCTTTCGCGCCGCCCGGTTTTGCTGCATCGATCCCGTACATGCTGGGAAGTGCGCCCTGTGATTCCATGTATTGCTGCGAATCGAAGTCGAACCAGAATCCCAACTTGCCCTCAAACTCGCCATTGCGCTGTTTCTCGCACGCCAGGATGCAGGTCGGGTCGCCGCTGTTCTTCTCGATAGCATCTTTGTTCTTCCAGACAATGAAGACATTGTCGACCATGTCGGTAATCGCGCCGGCGCCCTTGATATCCATCTTCCCAGGCGATTTTGATTCGTTTTCTCCCTTGCGCACATGGTGGATCAGGTGGACGTGGACGTTGTTCGACGTGGCAAAGGCACACAATTCGTTGACAAAGTCTTTCTGTGCGTTAATATTATCTTCGCCAGGCACGCACTTCATCAGGCTATCAACGACGAAGTGCGTCACACCGAACTGCTTGTGGGCGTAGCGCATCACAGCGATGACTTTGCGCCACTCCACCGCGCCGACATGGTCATAAATCCATAGCCGCTCGTCGGTCCACTGGTGGAACACGCGGATATCTTCCTCGTTCGGCTCACGGGATCCCCACACCTGCCGTGTCATCCGGTGCATGGTGCGTGCCGGCCGCATTTCAAAGCTGGCGATCATTACTTTTTCAGCCTGGTAGCAAAGATCAAGCATCACTTGCGAAGTGAACATTGATTTGCCGTGCCCGTTGATACCAGCCCACAACGAGACTTCGCCCGGCCGGAATGCCACCAGTTTCTTGGTCTTCTCCCACAGCATCGTGGGCACCCGCGGCGTGTTACCTTTGGGGTAGAACATTTCGATGGTCTGGTCCAGCCAGTCGGATGCAGGGCGCACATTATGCGATTCCGTTTCCTGCATATATTTTGCAAAATCAATACTGTCTTTAACCAAGTGCATATGGCACCCCATAGTCGTTGCGCGCATAGGCACGGCCTATCGCAAAATCATCGTTTTGAAAGTCCATCCAGGGCGAGAAGTCGATTTCATGCTTCCAATACCGCACAGGACGGCCGAGGTCGCTCTCGCGCGGGATCAGGTGTACCGCAGTCCCCCACAGCCCGCCGTTGTCCCACAGGCTTAAATGCGCAGGCCGCTGGATGGCCACCGCCATCAGCAATGCCTGCCAGTCCACCTCATCGTTCATGTACACGCAAATGTCCAGGCCCCGCACCCAGCACCAGTCATATTGCTGAGCGGCGCTGGCGAACACAATCGGATTTTGTGTAACTACCGGACCGATCATTGAGATGATGACCATATCGGCTGGCATCTTCCCTTTCATGCGGGCGGCGATGATAATTTCTGCGTTGGTGGCGAGATTCATTGCCAGTCCTTTTTCAACGGTTGTGCTGCAGTCGGTTCCGGGCGCAGTTCAAACAAGCCCTGCCAGGAATTCAGGGTTGACTGATCCAGCACCTGACCAGGATCGTTGCCCGCTTCCCTGAGGCGCTTGAGCTTGGCAATGGCAAGCGGGATGGCCTCATCTGTGATCGGCTTTTTCTGGCGTTTGCGCATTGCCACGAATCCGTCCCATGATTTCTGGGGAATCCAATCGGGCAACGGCGGAGCCGGTGCTGAGGTTTTTGACTTTGCTTTTGGTTGTGGTTCTTGGTTAGTGGTTAGTGGTTTATGGTTAGGTTGACCGGGCGTGCAGGCATCGTGCAGTTCTGGTTCACGAACAGAGCACGTTTCGTGCTCATATCGTTCAACACCTCGTCTGTCATCCATGATTCTGGCCTGCTCTTGTTGGTCGCGCAGCCGCTTTGCTTCCTCGCGCGCGAAAGCAATGGTTCGATTCTTGTCGGATTTTTCCTGGTATGCCTTGAGTTCATCTTCAATGCGGTTCTGACGATAGCGGTCAGTATCCAGCGTAAAAAATTCCTCCAGCACCACTACAACGGCCGCTTGTTCGTCAGCCGTGCGAGCGCGCGCCCAGCGCATCGCTTCGGCCATTGTGGGGGCCTGTTCACGGTCGTAATAGCTGTCGATGATTAGGTTGTAAACCCCATGCTCGAGCGCTGACAAATGCCCGGCTTTCTTGGCGTAATCGCCAATGTGTCGTTTGTAATAATGCATTTCCAGCCTCAGTTATTGCGACGTGCTGCACGGCGTTGCTGGGCTTGCAGGCGCCCCAGTTCCTGTTCTTCGATGTTCGCTGCCTTGAGTTCGGCATTGAGCACGCGCAGGCGCTGCTGGGCATCGCAGAACCGCTTGACGGCCGCGACATGCAACTGGTGGATTTTTTCAGGCGGTACAAAACTGTGCTGAACGTCCTTCTGCGCTTTCAGCAGTCGAATGTCACTGGCGATGGTTTCGCAAATGCGAATGACATCAAGGCGTTCGGCGCGCACGGTGGCGCTGGGGCGGGGATTGCGAGTCTGCATGGTGAAACCCTTGAGGCAGCACAATTATCAAGGTGACGTTCCCTTGTAAAGACGGCGCGAGGCCATTTGAAAGGGTCTTGAAAATTGCACTGCCTGAAAGATTCGTTATCTGGAAAGTCTTTACAAATTAGGCCGTCACAGCCTGTCCCGGCAGCAAGGCAGGGAGGAACCATTATCTCCCTTGCCTTGATCTACGTCAAACGTTCTGTTTCTGTTCTTGAACCACTGGCGCGACCGCAAATAGATCGTTCTGGCTGTCCAGCCGTGCTTCGCGGCAGTTGCGCACGGCCAGATCAAAGTACGATCGTTTCAATTCTGATCCGCACGCGCGGCGACCCATCTGCAGTGCCACGTAGGCTTCGCTGCCGATGCCCAGGAACGGCGTGAACACCAGATCATTCGGGTTGGTCCAAAGGTCGATGGCGCGCTCGATCACATCTAGTTGCAACGGCGAGATGTGGCGCTCGTCGTCGCTTTCGCGGGCGCTCATGTATTGCAGCGTGCGCGATTGTTTGATGTCCATCCATACCGGCGATGCGTATTGCTGCCACAGGTCGACCGGCAGGCTTTCGTGCGTGTGCGTCACTGGATCCGGGTTTTCGCCCGGCTTGCGCACCACTACGAGGTAATCGGCAATGCCTTGCCGGCTCATGGCCGAGTCCTTGCGCAATTGCTTGTACAGCAGGCCCAGCGCCTTCGTGCGCTGCATGGCGACCACTGGGTCCTTGAAAATACAGACCTCAGAGTGGTAAATAAAACCTGCTTGCTGATGCGCGCGAATGATTTCCCCCCGAAAATCCTTAAGGCCAATGTAACCATCGCGGGCCTTGGAAGTTGGTAAATTCATGCAATGGATAGCGATAAGGCGGCCAGGTTTAAGCGCGCGATACATCTCAGCAATTAAGTAACGATAGTGCTGCCAGAAGTCCTCGCTGCTAGCTGAATTTCCAAAATCACGTTCGGAATTAGAAAAAACATACAAACTTTCGAAAGGTGGACTGTAGCAACTAAAGTCAATAGAATTGTCCGGTAATGTCTTGCAAACATCGACGCAATCAGCATTCCACAACGAATAAGTTTCGGTGATTTCTTGGTTAAGTACGTTCATAGCATGTTCCCTTTATGATGGTTTCGTTTTGCTTTAAGATATGCCGCGTGTGCTAGTTCCGGCGTGTCGAACATTCCTAAATGGGTGTTCTTCCCATTGATTCGAATCTGTGCGGTGTAACGTTGCAATTGCTTATGCAGGTACACCCCGATAAAGCCACACTTGTTATTAGCTGATGGCTTCTGCTTGTTTTGCATATTGACTGAACGGCTAACGCACCTCAGATTGTCGAACCAATTATCAGTGCAGATCATATTCTTATGATCGACGTCAATAGATCGGCTCGGCATTTCGCCAGTTACGTAATAGATCGCCAGTCGGTGCAGTCGATAGACTTTCCCATCGACACTTGCCCACAAATAGTCCTTGCTGTCGATACTGCCCATGGGCTTGCTCATATCGATATTGTTGCTGGTACGTACCATACGGTAAAACAGCCCAGTATCTGGCTCGTATCGAACCAACTGCTTCAGCCGCGCATGGGTAATCATTCAACGTTCTCGATAATCCATGATGGCACGGTCATCGGCACGGTTGGGTTGTAGGCTTCTGTGTTGCTGCGGGCGCCTTCAATTTGCGCGCGCGTCATTTTCTGCATGTGGGCGACCATTTCACCGGCCATCTGATTTGCCTGCGACTGCTTGCGCTCGATATTGGCTTTTACCGCGCCTTCTGTTTCGGCCGTGATGATATGGACGGTGACCGGCTTCTTTTGGCCGAACCGGTAGCATCGGCGCACGGCCTGATAATACTTTTCAAATGAATCATCCATGCCGGCGAAAATCATGGTGTCGCAATGCTGCCAATTCATGCCGAAGCCGCAGATCGATGCTTTGCTGACCAGCACGCGCTTTTCGCCATGGGTGAATGCCATCACGTTCGCGGTCTTCTGGTCGATCGTCATGGACCCAGTCACTTCCACCGCATCAGCAACGGCCTTTGTCAGCATTTCGGATTCTTCGTTCATGTGGCACCACACGATGACCGGGCCCGGCGCCGCATTGGCGATGCCGGCCGCCAGCGCGACGCGATCGGCCATGCTGTTGCGCTTTGCCTCACGGCGCTCGGACAGCGACTGTGCGACAACGTGGAATAGCTGGCCTTCCATCAGTTGGCCGCCCGTTACCGTGTGCTCGACCATGCGCAACGGTGGCAGTTCGTAGCGCGATCCATCAAACCCAAGATCGGCAGGGTTGCGGATGCAGATCGACCAGGTAGCCATCCACTCCCAAAACTTCACCTTGCCATGGCCCTTGAGGCGCCATTTCGACGTGTCGCCACCATCGTGCGTGAAGAAAGTCGCCAACATTTCCTGCGCGCTCATCACGCCGAGGAAATCGGCCTGGTTGCCGAGCTCGATGTAATCGTTGGGCGAGGGTGTTGCTGTGCATGAGAGCTTGTACGGCGTGTCGCGGAACGATTGCACCAACTGCTCGCGAGTCTTGCTGGTATGACTTTTTAGAATGCTCGACTCGTCCAGCACCACGCCGGCGAAATTGGTCAGGTCGAAGTGATCCAGCATTTCATAATTCGTGATCGTGATACCTGGTTCGACCTCGTCATCATCACGGCAATACTTGACCGTGATGCCGAACTTGGCCGATTCCTCGACCGTTTGCTGGGCCACGCAAAGCGGTGCCACAATAATCACATCGCCGCCCGTATGCTCGCAAACCATATGCGCCCATGTCGCCTGTGACAGCGTTTTACCAAGCCCGGTATCAAGGAACAGCGCCGCGCGGCCACGCTTCAATGCCCACTTCACGCACGCCGCCTGAAAATCAAACAGCGGGCCAACTGGAACATCGCAATCGAACCCGGATGCAATATCCGCGCGCAGTTTGCTTTTAATAAATTTTTGGTATTCATCCATTATTTTTTCTCCTGTTGCTTTTTAAATTTTTCTGCCCACTGTTCGCGCGCGTCAATATCGGAAGCATCACGAAAGCTGCGGCAGGTCTTATCATCCCATCCCATAAAATCCATGGCAGACGGTAGAAAGCCGAGGCAATGGCCGAGCCCGCGCGCCGCCTGTTCTGGATGCTCTTTTACCTGAAAGAATTTACAGTGCAGGCACGTCTGTTTTTCTTCGGTGCTCATTTCGTTTTGCCTTCCAGGTAGTCGACAATCACATCTCGAGCAGCCGTCCATTCCCAGCAGGTGGCGGTGGCCCAGCCATTCTCGGCCATGCGGGCGCCGAACCATTTCTGCTCGGGGGTGAGTCGGCCGGGGCCGTGTTTCATTTCAATGACCAAGCCGCTGAATGCACCGCGGCGCACCGGCAGCATCAGGTCGTACACGCCGGCCAGCATCCCAGCCGCTTTCGCCTTGCCGGCCTGGCTTTTTGAAAGGTGCACGCCGTTCAAGCTGGCGAACAGCAGATCGAGGTCGGGGTATTGTTTGCGGACCAGAGGGTGTCTCGCCCACTCGCAAACAGCGCACTGTGAGAGAAATTCTGACATCGCCCTACCATCCGAAGGGCTTGAACGTCGACGCGCCGGCCTGCTGGCGCATCAAGTCAGCAAACGATGCATCGTTGTAGCCGCCCTGGTACGGCGAAACCTTGGGCTGGTCGACCTGGTACTCGTGCTCGTCCAGAATTTCCAGCGCCAGCGTCATCACGGCGCGGTCGTTGGCGATGGTGGCAAGGGGCCCGGCCAGTTGGGCGTCGAGGTGGGCCAGGATCATGGCGAGCGAATCGACGTTGCCGCCCTTGGCGGTGGTGCGGCGGATCGCTTCGGTGACTTTGGCGCGGCGGGCGGTGAATTCCTTTTCCTTCTCGCCCACTTCGGCCAGCGCTTGCTTGATCGAGCGTGACGTGTGCTCAACGATGTTTTCAAACTTCACGTCGAGGTTGGCGATGGCTCCGGAAATGACGCCGCTGATCGTTTGCAGCGCCTGCGCGCGCAGCGTCGGCCCTTCGCTCGCTTCTTCGCCAGTGGCGTCGTAGTGGGCGCGCTTGGCAGCGTCCGACAGAATATCGTAGGCGCGCTGGATGGCCTGGTAGGCTTCGGTGTTGCCGCCCTCGTGCTTGTCCGGGTGGTTCGCCTGCGCCAGCTTGCGCCAGGCTGCCTTGATCGTTGCAGCGTCGGCATCAGGGGCCACGCCAAGGGTTGCGTAAAATGTCATGCTTCACTCGCTTTCTTGCAGGCGGTTTGCCAGCGGCGTTTTGCGTTATAGGCAGCACGTTTTGCGCGCTGGTAGGCGTCGTATTCGACTTTGGTTGCGGCCACCGCTTCATCCCAGTGCGGACTGCCTTTGACGATGCGTTCTTCGTCCGGGATCCAGTAGTCGGAATAGTCACCGTCACGCTCAAACGCATGCCAGGCAGTGTGATAAATGTACTTGGCCTGGTCCACGTCCAGTTCCGCGCGGCGCAGCGACAGCGAGGCATCGGCCAGCGCCAGCAGGGCGGTTACTTTGGCAATGTTCATCACATGCCACCGTGCAGTTTCGCCAGCGCGGCGTCGAGCATCGATTCGTGGTAGCTGTTGACCTTGCCGAAGCGGGGATCCCGCACGCTATCGATGGCAATGCCGGCGGCCTTGCTCAACTTCGCGGCGCTGCGCCCCATTGCGCCGGCGTCGGCCAGCGAGAACGAAATGCCTTTGATGACGCCGTAGCCGATCACGGTGAAATAAGAGGCTCCGTTTTCAATGGCCGACTGCTTGGCCTCGATCCGCTTGATTGAATCGTCTTGTGCGATCTGCTTCGATTCCAGTTCGACCTGCTTGGCCTTGATGGCGGCGTTATCGACCATCAGAGCGATCAATGCCCGCTGTTCGGGCGGCAGATTGACCAGGGGATCGTCGCGCAGTTTTTGGCGCATATCGACAAAACTACGGACCAGTTGCTTTTTGAAAGCGCGCACCACATCGTTGTTGCGCATGTAGGACAGCAGCAACGTCGATTGGTCTTCGTTGATGATGGCCACCTCGCGCTCCTGCACGCCGCCATTGGTTTCAAAGGGTTGGATTTCAAATCTGACCCTTCCGAATTCCTCAAAATCGCTGAGGTAGGAGCGCACCAGCTTGATAACCGAAGCATGCAGGGAAAGCGTGCCGGTGGCGATGGCGGTCGTCGTGGTGACTGGTTCACCTTCGGGGGAGTGGAAAACGATTGCGTTGCTCATGCAAAACCCTTTAGTCGCTGCACTAAAGCTGGTGGTGTTCCCTGCTTCGAGCGGCGAGCGCCTTGAAGGGTCAGCAATAATGCAGCGATGAAAAGATTCAACATTGGAGGAAGTCTCAAAGCAAATAGGCCACCACAGCCTGCACCGGCAATTAAATTCCGGCAAGGCTTGATATTACACAAGGATGGTGTTGTTTTGCAACCAGCGAGACAATTTATTTTTTGTTGCAGGAAAGAGTCACTACCGCAGCATCGCCAGCCAGTCGGCGCGGGCGACTGGGGCGCTTTCAATCCGCATCGGCGCGGCGGCGATCACTGGCACGGCACGGACTTTCGCCGGCGCGGCCTTGCGTGCGGCTTTCCGTTCCCGGTGCGCCAGCAGCTTGGCGGCGAGGTCTTCACTGATTCTGGCCATGCGGTTCTCCAATAAGGGCCATGCACTGCGCCAGCAGGTCCATCTGCGCGCCGTAGCGCTTCTCAAACCTGTTCGACCACGGATGCACGGCAATACGCCCGGCCGGGTCGGTGTCGTCTTGCTGGTGGTGGGGCGCGCATAGGGGCAGCACCAGGCGATGGCATCCCTCTTTCGTGCGCCCGTCGATGTGGTGAATCGACACATGGGTGTTGTGGTGCCCGTCCTTCATGCAAGCGATGCAGCCGAGCGCGGCCAACTTCGACCACAGCACCTTTTCCTCGGCCGACACCGCATGCTGGCGCGTCTTGAGCGTCGATTTCACCGCAGGCGCCTTGGTGGCCTTGGCTGCCCGCTTCATGCTCGGCCCGCGCGCCATGGGCGCTTTTGCCTTGAGCGGCTTCGTGCCACGCGCCATAGGCGTGCGCTTCATTGGGGATCCCTGTTTCATTGTGGGATTGGCCCCCATGAATAGGATCCGCAGTCGCACATGCGTGGCCCCAGCCCGGCATTCCAGGCGCGGCGCGTGCGGGTGCGGTAGCAGTTGGTGCAGCGCCGGTAGGGCTGGTCCACGTCGCCACCAGGTGCGGTTTTTGTGCCAGCGGCCAGCGTCGGATCGCAAGACACTTCGTCGACCACGCTGCAGCCGTTCTCGCGGTCGCCCAGCGCCATTCTCTTGCCGCAAAAAGTAGCGAATTTGCATGACGCCATGGCCGGCCCGATCAGTAAGCTTTGCCGCCGGCAGCAGCGCGGGCTTCTGGCTTGTGATCTGCGCGCTGGGCGTTGTAATGCAGCTTGTCGGCCACGGCGCCGCCCAAGTCCATGCCGTACGCGCCGGCCAGGTCGCAAATGCGGATCAGCGCATCGGCCAGTTCCACTTCGCGCATTGGGCGGTGCGGCAAGTGATCGTCCATCAGGTTCTTACGGTCGCCTTCCATGGCTTCGGCCACTTCGGACACGATCAGCATGAGCTTTTGCGAGAAGCACATCGAGTTGTCGCGCGGGTCGCTGCCGTCCTTCGCCTTCCACCAGCCCGCCGCGCTGGCGGCGCCATGGCAGACTTCGACCAGGTGATCGGTTGCGCTTGCGATGGCGATAGCGCGGCCAAGATTTTCAATATTCCCGTTCATGCAAAGTCCTTTCAATGTGGCGCTCAATGGCGCGCCGCTTGCCGTTTTACTGCATGCCGTTTTGCAGCCATTCGCTATATGGCAGCCTGAATTTTTCATGGAAAATATCGGCCGCCTCCTTGATGTGGTCCAGGTAGGCCCGCGAGTCGACGCGGCACACTTGGCGCACGATTTGGGCGGCGTCGTCGGCCGTGCGCGGCAGCGGGTCATAGGTCAGGCGCAGCCAGCGCCGGAAATCCTCGTCGCCGCAGAAGGTTCCGGCCAGCTTCGCTAGCACGCCGCCGACGGGCTTGTGGTCATCCACGGTCTGCTTGCGAGCCTGCGCCTGCGCCACTTCCGGCACGATTCGTGCGATAGCGGCAGGCGAACCACGGATGCCGAACATGGCAAAGGCTTGCTGCGCATAGCGCGGCTCGATGTCAAAACTTATGCGAAGGGTGTTATCGGCCATCGTTTTCACCCCGCTGCTGGTGCCGAGAATAGCGCTGGGTTGGTCGTCGTCCATGGTCAATCTCCTGCCCGGCGCCGCTGGGTCTGGCGCGCAGAATGATCCAACATACAATCTTTGCTGCAATATCGGGATCTTTCAGCCGGTTTTTCGCCGCATCCGTTATCGCATACCTTCGGCAGCGGCTGCACGTCGGTGGCGCGGCGGCGCTGCGCTGCCAAGGCCAGTTGCAGGTCCAGGTCGGCCCGCTCGTTCGCATCGTCAATGATGTCTGACACAATGTTTCTCCCTAGAAAGGTATGTCATCATCTATGTCGCTGAAATTCGGCGCCGGCTTGGCGCCGGGCGCTGGGCGCTGGCGCTCCTGCCGCTGCTCGCGCGTGTCGTTGCCCTGGCGCGCGGCCGGTGCTGGTGCTGGTGCTTGCCCACCTTGCGGCGAGCCAAGCATCTGCATGGTTTCGGCAATGATGTCGGTGGCGTATTTTTCGACGCCGTCCTTGTCGGTGTATTTGCGCGTCTGCAGGCGACCCTCGACGTAGACGGATGAGCCTTTCACCAGGTACTGGCCGACGATTTCAGCGAGTCGGCCGAAGAATGAGATGCGGTGCCATTCGGTCTGCTCTTTTTGCTCGCCCGTGTTCTTGTCTTTCGACTTGTAACTGGTGGCCACGGCGATGTTGGCGATGGCGTCGCCGCTGGGCATAAATCTCAACTCAGGATCACGTCCTAAATTTCCAACAATTATCACTTTATTCACCGATGCCATGTTTAAAACTTTCTCCACGCACTGCGCGGCTTATAGTCATTGGGGACACGCCAAATTCTTTAGCTATTGAAAGTTGCGTTCTGCCGCCCGCTATTAATTGCTTAATTTTTTTTACCAAGTCGTGATTAAGTTTAGTTGTGGATCTTTGGGCCACTCCTTTGCGAATATTCACCAGAGCTACGCCAGTTCTCTTGCCCCCAGCATGGTGATGAATCGTATGCTCCCGCCACTGCTCAATTTCAAGGTTTTCTGGCGAGTTGTTAGCCTTATTTTCATCTTTATGATGAACCAACTCATCCGCAAGCAACTTCCGCCCCAAAACCGTTTCCATTACTAGGCGATGCTGCCTCACCCATCCCGATGGTGTTTTCTCGATGACATAACCTTTGCTATCGAACCGAGTCTCGCCAACAGGCCGTGCTCGATGCTGATTTTTGGCTATGTTGGAGCACTGTTTGCAAACCCATTTACCACTCCGACGAATAACAGCGTTGACTTGCTTTGTCGTTCTTACGAACATTTTTTTGCAAGTAGGGCAAATAATTTCCATGACTACCTTTCGCGGCAAATAACGTATCTTATCTTAGCGCAAGGCAGCCAAAGTATCAACCGCCGCTAGGCGCCGCGCGAAATTTTCTTTTTCGCCCGGCCCGATTTCTCGGCGGCGGCCTGCAATTTCGCCAGTTGATCCAGTTGCGCCGCGCCGGCGGGCGTCGACGAATCCATGACGATGCCGGCCACGTAGATGGCGTAAATCAGCTTGCGCACTGGTTCGGAAATGGGGGATTTTCCCAGTTCGCACAGGCACCCGCTCGACTGCTTGACGCCCACCGAGGGCCAGAACTTGTTTTGCGGCAGCTTGGCCCGCTTGCGCAGCGCCAGCGCGACCTCGCCCGTGATGTCCTGGTCGCTCTTGATATTGCTCAGTTCCATCTGCACACCTTTCCGGTTGGAATTATTAAGTTTCACGAACCGATGTTACGATCATGAAGTATTAGGTGTCAATAGGTTTAATTGAATTTCAATCGCCAGAATAGAGGATATAGTGAATATGGATACCCCCCTGCACATGCCATCTTCGGAGAGCACAGCCATGCCAAACCAGGTCAACCGCCAGTACTTTGAGGCGCTATTGCAATCGAAAAATCTGAGCCTGCGCGGCATGGCGACCAAGATGGGCAAGACACACTCGCAGCTCTCGCTGACACTGTCGGGCCTGCGCAACATGCCGCTGGAAGAGGCGGGCTTCTGGTCCGAAATGTTTGGCGAGCCGCTTTACCGGATCGCGCAGAACGCTGGCATTGAAGTGCGCCCGGTCACGAATCGCCGGGCCGAGATTTTCGGGCACATGAACGGCGCCGGCCAGGTGGAGGCGGACCAGGCGCACCACCGCGCCCGCGTGGTCGCTCCGGACGACATGCCCGAGGGCTGCATTGCCGTGCAGGCGCGCACCGTGGGCACTGCCCTTGAGTACGTCGACGGCTGGCTGTTCTTTTGCGCCGCGCCGTCAAACGTCGAACCGGACATCATCGGTCGCATGTGTTTTGTGCAGATCAAGGGCGGGCCCGCCGTGCTGGCCGGCCTGCGCCGCGGCTACCTGCTAGACACCCACAACCTGTATGGCTATTTTGAGCAGGAAAACGCCGTTCTGGAATGGGCCACACCGATACTGAAAATTAATTTGTAATTATTTTCAAATGGTTCTTGTAAATTCTCAACTATGAAAATACAATAGTCCTGTTGGAAGTCGAACCACCTACAGGAGTAATTTCATGGGCATCAAAAGCAACCACACTGGCAGCGTCAGGATCGAGGAATTGACCCTCGACCTGCGCCTGCCAAACAACGGCCCGGTGTTCGATACCGTCACCGCCAGCGACTTTCTGGTGTGGGTCGATTTCACCCGCAATCCCGGCTACCCGCCCGTGCTGACCGGCCCGATGGAAGATGCCGATCCAGGCGCGCCAGACGAGTTCCACATCACCCGCATCACCGCGCTGGCGCCCATCGAGTTCATGGGCAGCTACAGCACCGCCACCGATCCAGCCGACCTGAGCAAATACGTCGCGCTGCGCATCCCGCTCGACCACGACATCAAAAATATGTTTGACGAACCCCAAGCGCAGGCCATCGAGGATGAACTGATGGTGCGCTTTATTAAAGGAGAATTTAATGACTGACCAGAACACGATCGACATGGAGCCGAGCCAGCCAAAGCGCGCGGTGGCGAAGCGCGAGGCGCGGGCAGTTGCAGTCGCCACGCCCTCTATCCCAACGACTCCCATGGACCTACTGCGCATCGTCACGGAGCGCGGTGCCAGTGTGGACGAGATTGGCAAGTTTATGGATCTGATGGAGCGCCAGCAGGCAAATGAAGCGCGGCAGGCGTTTGTGCGGGCCATGGCAGCGTTCAAGCGTAACCCGCCCGACATCTACAAGGACAAGGCGGTGGACTTCACCAGCCAGAAGGGCCGGACACACTACATGCACGCCACGTTGGGCAATATCTGCGAGCAGATCATCGGCGCACTGGCCCAGCACGGCATCAGTCATTCGTGGACGGTCGAGCAGCCCAGCGCCAGGGAAGTGGTTGTCACCTGCGTGTTAACCCATGAACTGGGTCACAGCGAGCGTGTTCAGTTCCGCGCAATGGGCGACGACACCGGCAACAAGAACCCAATCCAGCAGATGGCCAGCGCGATAACCTACTGCCAGCGCTATACGCTGCTGGCTGCCTGCGGCATCGCCGTGAAAGATGGTAGCGATGACGACGGCGCCGGAACTGGCCTTAACCCCAATGCTGTGCGAGACGCAGTGGCAGAGAAAGCGCCAGCAAAGCACAAGATCGGCCAGAGCCAGTTGAATAGCGCCATCGCCAGCATTCAGGCCGGCGATTACAGTTTCGATGAACTGGTCGGCTATTACGATCTGGCGGCCGAGCAGTTGGCCCATACCAAAAAACAACTGGGCATGCCAGCATGAGCGCGCTGGCGATCCACTTCCACCCGCACAGCCTGCACCGCCTGATGGGCGATGCAAAAAGCATCGACCCGGCGCTGCTCGACACGCCCGAACTGGTGGCGCTGTCGAAAAAGAAGGTGAAAAGCGACGACGACAAGGCCATTCTGGCGCCGCTGCACGCGCGCACCCTGAGCGCCGGCGCCAAGATGTACCTGAAAGAGTTCGCCAGCGAATTCCTGTTCGGCTATCACAAGGTGGTCGAGACGCGCGTGCTCGACAAGGGCATCCAGTGCGAGCAGATGGTGATCGACCTGTATAACGCCGTGCATTTCACGCGACTGGCGAAGAACACCGAGCGCCGCGTCGACGAGTACCTGACGGGCGAATGCGACCTGCACCAGCCGGGCAAGCGCACGATCGACACCAAAACCTGCTGGGACGTGTCTACCTTCCCGATCTTGTCGGAAGACTGCCACGACATCGCCTATGAATGGCAGGGCCGGGCCTACATGCGCCTGTGGGACGTGCCAGAGCATGTGGTGGCCTTTGGCCTGGTCGACACGCCCGATTCGCTAATCCCGGCATGGGAGCAGGCTGAACTGCACGCGGTCAGCCACCACGCGCCCAACAAGCGCATGACGACCATCACCTACACGCGCGACCTGGCGCTGGAAGAACTGATCGTCACGAAGTGCAAGGCGGGCCGGGCCTACCTTGACAAGATCATTTCGCAGTTTGAGCGCGAGCACAACATCACGCCCGACTGGAAAAACAAGTTTTTACAGCAGCCGTCGCCATGAGCCTGTTCGACTTTTTGATGGACAAGCGCGACAAGAAGGAACTGGCAAAAGAGTGCGTGAAACTGGCGCACGAAAATGCAGATTTGCGCAATCAGTTGTTTGCCGCGCAAGTCGAGATTTTCTGGATCAAGGCGACGGAAGCAGCCCGGCGCCGCGCTGATGAAGGCGACGACCCGCGCATTGCTGCTGTGCGCATCCAAAAACAGGAGGATTTGTGAAAGAAAAAATTGATGTCATCTGTAGCGGCATGACCTATCGCGGTGCCCATGATGCGTTGATGGGGCAATGCTCAGTGGCGCGCGCAGCGTGGGGCAATGGCGAGTGGTCCCGGCTGGCAGTTGCTTCCCATGAGTTCGATCTGCCTTATCAGATTCAAGTTGCGGGGAAGCCGCGTAGCGAACAAGTCGATGGTGACGTGATTACCTTGCGCTTTTTCACCGCCCGCTATGAACCGCACTTTTACCAGCGTGGCGCCGATGAGAAGTATCGCCCATGGGTGCCGTCCATCGAGGACATCATCGCAACAGACTGGCAAATAGTCGAAGTGTACGGCTCCACCGAAGAATAAATAATCCACCCAACAACAGGAGAGAAAACCGTGTCCCAATCCGAACAGAAAGCAGCACCCGCCGACCTGGCGCCAGCCCCATCTACTGCCCTGACGCCGATCCAGCGTGCCGTGCAGGCGCTGGCATCGACGCAAACCGAAAGCGATCTGCGCGCGCTGGCGCTGGCGTCGGCCGACATCGTCGCCGTGATCGACCTCGATGGCCGCTCGCAGGCGCACCGCATCGGCATGACCTTGAAGAATGCCCGCATCGCGGTGGAAAAGCGCGGCAAGGAAGCGCGCGAGGATGCCGTCGCGTTCAGCAAGGCCGTCGTGGCCGAGGAAAAGCGCCTGGTCGGGCTGGTCGCTGGCGAGGAAGACCGGGTATTTGGCCTGCGCGACGGCTATGACGCCAAGGTGGCCGCCGAGAAGGCCGAGGCAGAACGGATCGCGGCTGAAATACGCGCCGCCCTGCGTTCGAGTATCAACACCATCGTGACGCTGCCTGCCCGCGCCGCCGGCAAGCCATCGCTGGAAATTTTCAACATGCTGGGCCAGTTGGCCGCCCGCGATGTGACGACCGAAGGCTTTGGCGACCTGACCGATGAGGCCGTAGCCGCGGTGAACGCCGCCGGCACGGAATTGAACGCCATGTACGAGAAGGCGCTCGATGCTGAACACGCCGCAGCCGAGCGCGAAGCTGCCGCCGCCATTGAGCGGGCCCGGGTGGAAGAACAGGCCGAAGCGAACCGCAAGGAATCGGCGCGCCTGGCCGCCCTGCAGCGTGAAGCCGAAGCAGCGCAGGCCGAGCGCGACCGCGTGGCCGCCGAAACGAAGCGCCAACTGGAAGCGCAGGCGGCAGCGATCGAGCAAAAGCGCAAGGACGATGAAGCGGCCCGCAAGGCCGAGCAGGATGCGTTCGATGCCAAGGTTGCCGCCTTTGAACTGGCGCAGCAGAAAGAACTGGCTCATGCCGACGCACTGGTTTGGGATGCTGCGTTTAACATGGCCCTCGCTGCCGAGCGCGCAGAAGCCGCACAGCGCGCCGCTGAGGCAGTGCAGGCAGCAGCGCAGCAGGTAGCCGAAGAAAACGCCGCCACGGCCCTGCAAACGATCCCTGAGACGGAATCTGAGCCGGTCGAACAGGTGGGCGCGGCATCGCTCGACGCGCAGGAGCAGCACTTGGTGGGCGCCATGCGCACGGCCATATGGGAATTGCTGGCGATCGCGGATGAAACGTTGGTGCGCCGCGAGATTGAAATCGCGCTGGCCGATTTTACCCTGGTGAGCGCATAACATGGGGCGCCCTTGCAAATTCGCAGATTGTAGCGGCTCTGTGCGGGCGCGCGGCATGTGCCATAAGCACTACCTGCAATGGCTGCGGCCCATTCTCATGGCGCGAAAGGAAGCGGGCATCGTCGTGCCGCGCAACAGCCGCCAGGTGATCATCGACAGCCTGCCGGGCGCCCACGTCGACGTGGTGAAAAAAACGGGTCTGTGCTTGCGCACTGTACAAAAATGGATGCGCCGCATTCGTGGCGACGGTGAAGCACATATTGGCGACTGGCGCCACGCCGAGAAAACGGGCGATTTTGTCCCGATTTACCATGCTGGGCCAGGCCCTGACGTACCCTGCACGCTGGTGCCATATGACAGTTGCAGCAAAATTAAATGGGCACGCCGCAAGGCCAAGATGACGCCCGAGCAGCGCGACGACCTGCGCCGCAAGGGCCGCACCAACAAGCAGGTCAAGGCAGCGGCCAAGCGGGGTGATTATCTCGTCAACGCGCTGTTCGGCCCGCGCAAACCATCAACGCAATCAGGAGAACAACAGCCATGATCGATACGACCAACATGACAACCCGGCCTTTTGATATGGCCGCCGCCCGCATCGGCGCCCCATACGCCACGCGCGGCGGGCAGCGGGCAAAGATATTCAAGTGGGACGGACCCGGCGCGCACAGCATCATTGGCATCTTCGGGCTGGGCGAGATTCCCGCAAAGTGGACCCCGCAAGGCTATTTCGCCGCCAGCCGCGGCAGCTATCACGAAGATCTGGTGATGACACCGCTCGGCATGGTCGACGGCCAGCCGTTCTTTTGTGGCGACACCATCATCGGAGCAACCGGGTATAAATTCACGGCTGAACCGCGCGACCAGGACGGCGATCACGATCGCTGGCACCTGCCCGCCAAAGTATCGAGCGAGGCCAGCCAATGACCACTTCGCAACAGCAATTCGCCGTTCGCCTAAACATGGCGCTGGCGCAGGCCGGGTTCAACGACGGCCCGACGCACCTGTGCCGCGCCTTCAACGCATTCACCGACAGCGAGCACGTCACGATGGCCAGCGTGCGCAAGTGGATCATTGGCGAGTCGATCCCCACGCAGGCCCGGCTGGTCGATCTGGCAGGCATGCTGGGCGTGGAGGCGCACTGGCTGCGATTCGGGGAAGGCAAGCCCACGTTCAACCGGGCGCCGTTGACGGTTGAGCAGACCGAACTGGCGGGCCTCGTGCGCGCCTTGAAGCCTGCGCAGTGCGCCGCGCTGGTGCGCTTCGTGCGGTCGATGGGCGGTGCGGTATGACGAACCGTGAACTGTTGGAACTTGCTGCAAAGGCGGCAGGACTGACGCCTATTGCGTATTTTCATGCCGAGGAAAGCGAGCACCTATTGGAAGTAAGGCCACGCCAGGAAAATGTGTACTGGGCGCCGCTCGATGATGACGGCGATGCGATGCGACTGGCTGCCGCCCTTTCAATTTCACTGCGTTTTGAGGACATCGAAAAGACGGTGGAGGCCCGCCATCCTCAAACAAGCTATGGACAGTTTGAGGAATATGGCACGGACAAAAACAAGGCTGTGCGGCGCGCTATCATGCTCGCTGCTGCTGAAATCGGAAAGGCTATGCCATGAGCCGCCGCCCCATGTCCCTGAACCCGTTTGACCTGATCGCCCGCAAGCAGCGGCTGGGCGAGGACGATGCGGCCACGATGGCGCTGCCGGTGTTGCTCTACCTGGATGCGGCCAAGCGCGGGCGCGCCGACATCGCGGCATCGAACGGGCTGGCTCAGTGGATCGCCATGGCGCAGATCATTGCGAGCAAGATCGTGCACCGGCCCATGTACGACATTGCCTGCGGCGCCGGCCAGGCACTGTACCGGGCGGCGGGGCGGCGCGAAACGCTGTTGTCGCTGACCACGGGCGAATACCTGGCGCTGCGCAAGCTGATGGTGGTCTACCTGCGTATCCTGCCGCAACTGGAACTGCAGACGATGGTGGCCGCCTGCGCGCGCGCCGATCAACTGGTCGATGAAATGACCCGCGAGGCAGCATGAGTTCGTCGCGCTACGTGGCCGTGGATCGCTGGGTGGGCCAGAACGCCGAGCCGCTGGACCCTGCCGCCATGCAGTTCCGGGCCCGGCTGGCCGACGAGGGCGCACGGGCCTGCGCTTCGTGCGTGTTTCGCAAGCAGAACTGGCGAGTGTGCGTGGCCGCGGCGGCGCTGGCCGTGAAAAGTGGCGGGCGAGATTGTGACGAGCGCGACGAAAAGACGGGCGGAAGTTTCATTTACGTAGTGCCGCTGGCAGACGCCCAGCAGATGACCATCGAAGGATTGGAAGGAGCCGGTTAAGCCGGCCAGGCTATGCGGGCGGTGATCCCATGGCTCCGCAGCGGTGGTTAGATTCTGCGCCCGTTTTTATTCCGTGTGGAAAATTTGTTGCGCCAGGCAGCGCATGTTCAGTTCTGCTTTTATCTGGCGAATTTCCCAGCCGGTCGTTTCGTGCAGCTTGATAATGATGGTCGAGGCGATCGCAAGTTTTCCGCTTCTG